GAGGTGGGTGCGGGATGCTGATGAGTGGCTCCGATCTCGAGGGTTGAGTCTCGATGCGGCCACGGCGACCGAGATAGCCGGCTGGGCTGCCGAACGTGTCACCGACTCGCACTCGTCACGGGGTCAGGCCGCCGCCGCCCTCAAACACTACTGGCGGCTCGCCGACCATCCCCGCCCTCCGCTCCGGGCGGTGCCCGTCCCCCCAGCCCCGGAAATGGTCTGCCGGGCGATCCCCGACGACCGGATCGAATGGCTGGTGAAAGTGGCGACCGGCTGGTGGCCGGAAGGGACCGCGGTGCTCGCCGGGATGACCCTGGCGTTACGCCGGTTCGAGATCGCGAAAATGGAGTGGTCCCGGTTCGACACGGATCTCGCCTGGTATCGGGTGACCGGCAAGTACTCGAAGACGGCGACACTGCCCGTCCACCGACACCTGATCGCCGAGCTCGAGTACCGGCGAGACGGCTCGCCGTGGGTGTTCCCCGGCCGGTATGAGGGACGGCATGTCAACCCGGCGACCGTCGGCGCCTGGTGTGCCATGGTCGGCCGCGAGGCGGGGATCGACCATCTCACTCCCCACGAGCTCCGCCATACCACCCTGGCGGTCGCCAACGACAACACACAAGACCTGAGATCAGTCCAGACGTTCGCCCGCCATTCGAAACCGTCGACCACTGCCGGCTACACGAGGACCACCGCCACCCGGCTCCGGGAAGTGTCCGACGCCCTTGACTATCTCGACTGAGTAGGGTCGACCGGATGCGTGATCGGATCATCGCCGTGGTCGTCGCCATCGTCGTGTTCGCCGGCGGATTTCTCCTGGGTCGTGAGACCGCTCCGTCGCTGCTCGACCAGATGGTGGAGATCGCCGAGGAGAGCGACCAAGTGCGGGAGACCTTCGACGAGATTTCCAGCGGGCTCGACTAGAACGGTTCGGGGCCGGTGATGATCGTCCCGTCGAGGGGGCCGGTCAGCTTGTCGGTCCGGTACGGCTCAGTGTTGAGCCTGAACCCGTAGAAGCCGGCGAGGGCGGTGACGACCACCACGCCACCCGTGACCAGGCCGGGCGGATCGCCGAATCCGACGTAGGCGGTGCCCGCGGTGGAGAGCAGGCCGAACACTCGGACCGGCTCCCCATACCAGAGATCCCGGAGGAACTGTCTCAAGCGAGTCTCCTTCGAATGTCAGCGAGGACCGAGGCGATCGTGGTCCCGCTCGCCTCGGGCTTGTGGAGGGGAAGGTCTCGCTCCCGGCGGAGCAGTCGGACCATGAACCCCATGGCGCTCCCGTTGCTGTTATTGGCGTCGAGCTGGCGGACCATCTGCTTGAGCTCTCTCACCTCGTGGTCGCTGAACATGTGTGCTCCTAACTGCCACGGGGCGGTCCCGTCGGCGATATTGGTGGCCACGACCGACAGGTGGCCGTGATCCCGATGCCCGGCGTCGCCGGTGTACTCACGCCACTCCCACGGCGGCCCGTAGATCGACTGGTATGAGGCGAACATGCGCCGGTCGTGAATGAAATATTTGAGTCGGGGATCCCGGCCCAGTCGGAGAGCCTCGGCGACAGCGTCGACGAACCCGGCCTCATGCTCGAAGAAGTCGAGAGCCCGGACCACCCCGGCCGAATCGGGATTGTGGTCCGACGTCCGGTTCGAATGGGCGGTGTCGCCGAGAGTCCCGTCGACCGGATACGAGTCAGTGTGACCGCGGATCGTCATGATCTGATCGCCGAACACTCGGACCGATCCGGCGACCCGCCACCCGGAGCCCGAGTACCTGAACGCCATCACTTGCCCCGTTCGACGATCGCTTCGATGGCACGCTGCATCTCGCTCACTTTGAGATCGATCAGTGACACTTTCTCGTAGAGGTCCCGGTGGGACTCTTTCAGGGTGGTCGCCCCGTTGGGCCATCCCTCCTCGTCGGTGAGGTCGTCGAGGACACGCGCCCGGCGGGCGGTTTCCAAGGCTGCGTTGAGTAGCAGCTGCATCGCCTTCAACGCTGCCGCCACCGCGACGATCAGGCCCATCCAGGCGATCACCAGTTCGGGTGTCACGATCCGACCTCGTAGGGAGACGGCCGCCAGTACCGGTTTCGGATCAGCTCCCCGGCCCGGCCGGCCCACGCGCTCGGAGCGGTCGACAGGTACCGCCAGTCGAGATCGGGCAGCTCGTCACGGCCCTTCACTTTCGGATCGGTCATCTTTCGGGCCGAAAGCCCGGCGCCGTACATGGCGCGCATGAACCCACCGCCGAGACCATCCGCCCAGGCGCGGGTCATCACCTCGACCAGCCGGGACTTGTTCACCGGCATCGGCACGTGGACCGCGCAGTTGAGCGGCTCGTCGAAACCCCAGTAGCGGAGGATCTTCAAACATGATCGGAGCCCCTCGAGGTAGTCGCCGTCGCCGGCAGCGGCGACATAGTCCGAGAGCCGGCCGCGGTGGAACAGCGGCACCGATCTCGTGTTTCGGAGGATGAAATAGTCGTCATTCATCCAGTAGAAGTCGTCGGCCACCGCGTCGCAGGTCATGACCGCTTCGAGGTTGACCCGCTGATTGTCGAACCGGTCGCCAGCCTGGACAGTTGCGATGTGAGTCACCTGGTCCCGGTCGACCCACGTGGGACAGTGGCCGACGATGAACACTCGACCGTGGGGGAGGTGATGGTGAACGGTGCGAAGCGAGTAGCGCAGCCATTCCGGCTGGTCGTGACGGCCCGCCCTCACCGGGTAGACCAGATCCCGGACCGTGGGGCCGCCGGACAATGATGTCAGGTCGTGTCGGTTTCGGGCCCTGGCCTCTTCCCACGGGCGGCGGAAACCGGCTTCGGTCGTGGCGGCGGGATCAGGTCCGCTCGTCGCCAGAACAGCTGGCCGGCTTCGGTGTAGCCGAGACGGCCCGGTGGGAGACCCTTATGCCGCGAGTGGAGCAGCTCGTCGACGGTGATCTCGAGATATGCGGCGGCCTCCTCAACGTTGAGAATCCTTTTCCTGGTTGCCATGGGGTGATCTCCTTTAGGTGAGCCGGACTGCTCTGGCGTAGAGAGAGACATCGATGAGGGTGCCGAGACCGGACGACGTGCTCGCGATTAGGGAGATGCTCTTTGATCCGGTGCCGGTGTTGGCCGCCTTGTTCCCGACCACGGCCAGCGTGTGAGACTCGCCGCCCGACGGTTCGATCCGGACGACTTCCTGTTGATCAGTTCCGTTGATGCGGAGCAGGTAGGTGATCAGCGCGCCCTCGGTCGCTAGCGCCCAGCTGCCGGTTGCGACCGCCATGCACTTCCACGACACCCATCCGGTTGGGATGACCAGGGCGACGGTGGCCTCCACCGCCGGGGTTGTGCCAATGTCAGTCGACTCGACCTCGGTGATCCCGTCGACTTCGAAGCCGGCGGCGGTCGTGCCGGCGAGTTTGGGAGTGGTGACCGACCCGTCGGCGAGTTTGGGAGTGGTGACCGACCCGTCGGCGACGGGACCGACCGGCCGCCACAGGCCATCGAAGAACACGTAGACGATTCCATTGTCCTCGAGGAAGCTAAGGTCCCCGTCGGCTGGGGTGGGGACCGACACGCCGCGGGCGGTACTGTCGGCATACCGTTGGACGGTCCGATCTCGAATGTCGTTGCCCCATTCGGTGGTGATCGTCTCACCGAACTGGACGTCTTGCATTTCAGGCATCAGGCCGCCTCATAGGTAGCTGTGAAACCGATCACATCACCCACCGCCCACGCGAAGGGGACCGTCGACGTGATCGAGATGTGACGCACCGTCGTCGACACGTCGAGAGCTTCGACCAGGAACCGCTGAGTGGTTTGGTTAAGGATCACCACCCCTTTCCGTCGGACGCTGGAGGCGTCGAAGAGGACCGCGTCGGCGATCCACACCAGGTTCGACCCGTATGAGGCGTGACAGTCCACCGGCAGCGACACCTGTGGCGAAGTGCCGACCGCCGACCCCGACGATCCGAACGTGAAAAGGAACCGGACGAGGACCGTCTTGCCGATCTGCACGTAGCGGGCGTCGACCGTCCCGTTCCCGATCGTGATGTTGGTGAGGGTCGGCGACCAGTCGTCCCAGTCGCCGCCGATCGCGTTCATCTTCGAAGCGGTCACGATCTCGTCGGGCACGAACACTGGTGGCATCAGGCGACCCGCGTCGTTTCTCCGAGCACGCTGAGGATGGGATCGTTCAACTGCCAGTATTCGAGGGGGATGGTCTGAGCGTCGTCGAGACGGAAGGTGGCACGCCAGTCGTCAGATCTGATCGAATGGCGGATCCCCATCACGTGCACTTCCCGTTCGACTGACCAGCCGAATGGCGGTTCGATGAGGACCGACAGCCGGTCCCCGAGCTGGGTGTCCCACAGTAGGCGGTTCAGATCGTCGTTCCCCGGATCGTCGACGCCGGCGATGGCCACCTCGTCGACCCGCATCCTCGAATCTTTGAACGCGTTCAGGTATCGGACGGCGAGGGCGAGGACTTCAGTGTCGGTCGACAGGTGGAAGTCGGTCCGCTGGTAGGAGCGTGGCCCGTGGGCGAGCTTGGACGCTTCGTCTTCGACGTGCTGGAGGCTGCCGCCGGCCCGGGCGAATTGGACGTCGTTGACGACTCGTGCCAGCTCCCACGAGGTTTTCAGGTCCTCCATGTGCGCCGCCTGAGCCCCTTCGGGGATCTCGGAGTAGCCGACGTAACCTTGGATGGTCGTCGACCGGGTGTCAGTGGTCAGCCAGTCCTTCGATTTGAAGGCGGCGAGCCCGTCGGGTGAGGCGAAGAACGCGCCGCCTTCGGCGTCGCCGGCCCGGTGGCATTCCTCGAGTGTGGTCTGAGCGAGATCGGAGCTGGCCATGCTGTGGTCGCCGGTCTGAACGTCCCGGGCGTCGGCCGGCCAGCCCATCCGGTCGAGGGCGGCATGCACTCTCTCGTCGGTCGACTGGACGCCGGTCGCACTCCCGGCGAGAGGGTTGAAGGCGGCGAAGGCTCCCATGTAGTCGACGATGTTGAGGACCGACACTGCGTCGTATCCGGCGTCGAAGTATTCGTCGACCGAGGCGTCGAGGCGGCCGGTGATGATCGGGATTTTCGTGAGCGGATCGTCGGGGTCTGGGATGACCACTACGCGGATGCGGCGGCCCGGCCGGTACACCCGATACCACGGGTTGGGCGCGTCGGAGCCGGGAGTGAAAATGCCGGTCGTGTTGTCGACGATGACCGACCCGCCACCGGTCTGGAAACGTTCCCCCCACCGTTGCGCGCCCGAATGGGTTTCCACGCCGAGCACGTAGGACGTGAAGTCAAACCAGTCGGGGTCGATCGACCCCCACAGGTCAGTGTCCCATTCGGCGATGTCCCACAGGCCGGCGAGCCCCTCACCTCCGCCCGTGTCGATTTCGACTCGGACGTCAAGATTGCCGCCGAGACGGTGGATGGTCTGGCCGGCGGGAGCGATCGGGATCATCCGCGGACGCTCACAGGTAGAGCCCCGTTTTCCCGTTCGTAGGTTTGGAGGGCTTCGATCACCGCGGCGGCGGCCGCTCTCGGGTCGAGGGCGTTGACCGTGATGTAAATCTTCGTCTCCCCGCCGCCGGGCATGCCTGCCAGTTGGCCGGCACCGTTTGGTTTCATTGGGATGACGGCCCCGCCAGTGTCGGGCACCCACAGTTCGGGTCCCTCCTCGCCGACCACGCCGACCTCGTGGGCGGACTGGTGGCCACCCTTGGCTCTTCCCGGAATCGCGAAAGGGTTCTCCTTGGTCGGCTGTTTGAAGTTGATGGTGTGAGTGACCGACCGCGGGGTGAACAGCTCATCGTATTTCTCGGCGAGAAGACGGGCCTGCTCGAAGGTGAGGCCCAACTGGATCTGCTGTTTGATGAACTCGTCTCGGGTGAGCCCGCCCTGGTCGACCACTTCGATTTCAGCGTCGCGGAGATCCCGGTTGGCTTCGGCCAGGTCCTCGATGGCGGCCAGATGCTCGGGGGATTCCTCTTCGAACGCTTCGATCGCAATGGTCACGTCCCGTTGGGCGGCCGCCTGATCGTCTGTCGCCCTGGTCAGCCGGGCGAAGGTGTCGAGCCGGCCGTCGACCAGGTCGAACTGCTCTCTCATCGCCGAGGTGGTGTCCTCGGTCGCCTCCTCGAGGTCCTCGGCGGCGGCCGTCTGCTCATCGAGACCGCCCTTGTGATGCCGGCCGGCGTCGAGGGCGTCATTGGATGCCTTGACCAGTTCCCGGCCGATCAGCCGGTTTAGCTCGTCGATCTCCTCCTGGGTGTACCCGATTTGACGGAGATACGATTCGTTCTCCGCGGAGAGCCTTTTGATCCCTCCCTCCGCGAAGGTCATCTGCTCGAACAGTTCCTCGAAGGAGATGCCGTACCGCTGGTTGACACCGACTGCGAATTCGAGCGTGTCAGCGGTGGCCCCGGACAGTTGCTCGTATTGCTGCATGACAGCTTGGACGTGGGTGAGTTTTCCGGTGACCTCGGATATTGCGGTAGCGAACAGGCCCAGCCCTTGAGCCGCTGTCAGCTGCAGTTGGGTGCCCAGCTGGGCGACCGGAATCAGAAGCTCGCCCACCCGCGCTTTGGCGTTTTCGGTTTCGGCGTTGGCGACCCGCTGAGCGTTGGCGTAGTCGTCGATCGTGTTCTTGAAGTCGCCGGTGACCTTGTCGGTCTGCTCCATGATGGTCCCGTAGCGGGCCTGGACCTTTTCGGCTTCGGTCAGCTCCCGGCCCACCTCGCCGATCCCGTTGGCCAGAGCGAAGGCTTTCACCCGGGCGTCCGATACGTCGATCCCGAACTCGCGCAGCGGTCGGGACTGGCCGGCGAGACCCGACTGGAATTTCTCCTGGGCGACCGTCACGTCGAGGTTCATCACCGACGCAAAGTCCGAAACCCGTTTCGTCAGCGTGTCGACGGTGCCGACAACGTCCCCGCTCTTCCCGGCGATCTGCTCTGCGAACGCCGAGATCGACACTGCAAACGAGTTGAATTCGGCGTTGGACAACCCGAGGTTTTGGGCGGCCTCCTTGCCGAGCTTTTTGATGCCGTCGGCGTTCTTCCCGTAGGTGACCTCGAGAGCGTTGAGCGACTCGTTGAGATCCGAGTAGGCGCGGATCGAGTCGCCGACGAAGTCCTTGACCGCGCTGAGAGCCTTGACCGCCAGGGCAGCGACGACGATCTTCCCGAAGTCGGTCAGTTTCCGGCCGGCCCCCTCGGTGGACCGTTCCACTTCGCCGAGACCCTGGGTGTACCCCCTCGAGTCGGCGACCACCGCCACTTTGATGACGTTGGAAGCCATCAGCCCTCCACGACCAGATGTTCAGTGTTGCCTTCGATGAGCCCGGCGAGGACCGGGCCGATCGCCTCCCAGTCGTCGACCGGCCGGCCCAGCTTGGCGAACATGTGAGCCGCCGCCCATTCCGGCGTGCTGTTGAGACCCTGGTGGACGAGCTGGTAGAAGACCGCCTGTTCGGGTTCGGTCAGTTCCGACCGGTCAACGTCGAGCACGATCTCCTCAGAGGTCCCCGTGGCCAATGTCAGACGGATGACCACCGTTTTCAGGCTCTCCACTGCCCTGGCCAGCTGATCTGCGACTCCTACGTCGCCCACGGGGGGTTCTCCTGGCCGGTTCACGAGTCCACCCACACGTTTTCGATGAACCGGCTGGTGAGCTGGTCGTAGGTGGCGACCAGCCGGGATTCCATTTCGGCGAGAGGGTCGGTGAGGAACGGGTTGGCGGTGATGTTGTTGTACCCGCCGTAATGCTGGACGGCGGCATAGTCGATGCCGGCGCCGGCTTCGACTTCGACGGTGGTCTCCGTGGTCCGAGCGCGGATGGTGCCGGCCATCCGCCCCGACCGTTTCCGGGCGCGGCCGCGGGCGGCGACCACGACCGGCTCGGCGAGTTTCGGACCGATCACTCGAGCCTGCTCGCGGGGATAGCCGATCCGGGCCCGCGCCGCGTTGGCTCGGACCAGGTCGAGGCCTTCGATCCGGACGCCGGACATTCGCCGGAGGCCGGGGGTTAGGAGCCGGCCGGGGTGTAGACCGGAGTGCCGGTGCCGATAGCGGAGACCGCCCAGGTGTGCTGGCCGTCAGCGTTCGACTCGATGGTCAGCTCGGTCAGGACACACGACCCGGTGTACAAGCCGGCGTCGGTCGCTCCGGCACCTTCACCGATCTGCAGGCTGAAACCGACCGCGGCGTCGGTCTCATATGCCGCGTCGAGAGCGGCCGCCTGCTCGGCGGTGATCGACCCGTTGGCGGAGAACACGAATTCTCGCTGCCCGCCGATCGCGTACTGGTACCGCTGCCCGAACACCTTCTTCGGGAGACCACGTCGGGTCTTGTTGAGCCGGGTGACATGGCCGATCGCGGACAGGTCCTCGCTGTTGAGTGTGACCGTCCCCAGGTAGCCGGGAACGAAAGTGGGCATGGTCATGAGATGCTCCTTATGGGGTGGGCGGGTTTGGATCGAAGTTGAATGCGACCGTGTTCAGCGACAGGACCAGCCCTTTCGCTGGTTCGCTCTTTGGGAGTCGGGGACTGGACGCTCCCCGCCAGGTGCCCCCAACCCCCGACACGGCCTCGCGGACTCTGAGACTCAGATCTCTCATCTGGCGGATTCCCGAGCTCTTGTCCTTCATCGACACGACCACCAGCACCTCCCACGTTTCAGCGACGAGACCGAACGTGATCGGCGCCAGGAACGGGTCGCCGGGAGTGACCACCACCGAAGGGGCGGTCAGCGTGGATGGGACCGACGGGAGGAAGCTGATCTCCCCGTCGAATTCGGCGGCGAGAGCCTCCTGCATCCGGTCCAGATTGCCGCTCACGCCAGGCCGACCCCCTCGAGGAGATAGTGGGCGATCCAGGAGATCGCCGAGTCGATCGCCCGCTGCACGTCGGGGATCTTGTCGTCTTCGAAGTCGTCGACCGAATGTTCGAGGCCCTGGCGGATCACATGGTCGGTGGTGACCAGGGCGGCCAGGTCGACGTCCCAGTTGCGGAAGCGGAGCCCGTACAACAGTTCGACGATCTGATGGTCTTTCTTGACGGTGGCCACGCCGAACTCGGTGACCTCACCCCACGTGCCCAGGGGAGCCTGGGCCAGCACGTAGAACCGGGTGGCCTTGGCGATAACCGCCTGGACCATCCGCTCTTGCTGTTCGGGGGTGGGGGTCACCGGATCCGACATGGCTATCAGCTGGCCAGCGGGTCGACACCGAAGACGACGACGCCGGCGGGGATCCGCGGGACGACCATCGTCCGGCCGAGCAGACCGAGATCTCGGCCCATCTCGGCCACGTTGAGCGCTTCGACACGCTGGGGGCCACCGTCGGCCACCTTCAACGACTGCTCGTTGTAGAGGACCGCCTGAGTGAGCCCTTTCGCCTTGAACACGGTGATCCCGCCGGGCAGCTCGAAGCTGGAAGCGTTGAGCGGCACTCGGGCGTCGGCGTTGGTCGCGCCGAGCGTGGCGAACAGTCGCCGGTCGTTGGCGTCGACGAATCCGACCAGGACCCGGAACTGGGCGCGGGTGACGGCCAGTTTCGTGGCTGGCGCTCCCGACCCGTCCTCCACCGCGTCGGCCTGGGTGAGCAGGTCAGCAATGAACGACGCATAGTCGCTCGTGTCGAGGGCGGTGCCCGTGTAGGTGAAGCCGAGCCCGCCCGCCTCCACCTTGGCGACGATCCCATGGTCGGGGTCGAGTTCGGTGGCGATCGCGTACTGGCCGAGGAAGTCGTCCCAGACCATGGCCAGCACCGGCAGCTCTGCCGTCTGGATGATCTCGAGGCCGATGTCGACAGCGCCGGACATCCATCCCGCTTCGAACGGGGCGGTGGTCACGATCATCTTCCGAGACGGGACCTCGGTTTTCTGTGCTCCGCGGTCGCTCACCTCGACATGCTGGGTGACGACGGGGATCCTCGCGAATCCCGACCGTGGCATGGGGAAGCTGCCCGCATTGCGGAAGAACGGCCGGCGGGTGTCGAGCACGTTGACCAGCTGGCTGGCGATGTACTCCTCGACCACCAGGCCCGACAGGTCGTCGGCCGGTTCGTTCTCGGGGAACGCTCCGGTGATGTCCTCGAGGGCGCGGGTCTCCAGCTCGCCGTTCTTGGCGCGGGTCTGGAACTCTTCCCACGCCTCGTCGAGCTTCTCCCGTTTCTCGACCCGATCCTTACGCCCGGGGATCAGCGTCTCGAAGAACTGGAGGGGAGTGGGTCCGCCCCTGGGCACCCGACGCGCGGGCGCGTCGGCGACCGACTCCAGTTTCTCGATCTTCGTGGAGAACTCGTCCATCCGCGTTTCCAGCGGCGTCAGATCCACGGTGGCGGGCGGGGGTGGGGTGTCGACCTTCGTGGCGGTCTCACCGACTCCCTTGGCCGGGTCCACGACGGTCCCGGTTGGCTTCTCATCGGGCATGTCGCCCTCCTTCTCTCGTACGGCCAGGACCCCCGAACCTTCATACTGGGAGAAGGTGACCAGGCTGGTCTCTGGCATGGCTTTCAGTCGGGTGTGGACTCCCTGGCGGGTTTGGAGTCCGGTGAGAAATCCGGGGGAGAAGCTGAGCACCCCGTCGGCGGCGAGCTCGAGCATCTCGTCACCGAGCGGCGTCCGGCTCACTTTGAACGTGGCGTAAGCACCGTCGGCGCGTTCCTCGAGGCTGATCGACCGGCCGACCGGGCGATGCTGGTCGTGGAAGGCGAGCAGCTTGATGGAATCCGGTTTCACGTCCTGGAGTGCTCCCCGCTGGAAGCTCTCGGGTCGTCCCCGGACGGTGGTCGTCTCCCCGTAGGGGATGATCCGACCGAAGATCTCCCGCTTCTCGAGATCTCGGACTTCGAGGTGAGAGTCGAACGGGTCGTCGGGACGTAACACGTCTGTCACGAGTAACCACCTCCAGGGGGTGCCTTCTTCGGCTGGTCTCCCGCGCCGGACCCGGTGCTGGCCACAGACACCAGGTCGTCGGCGCGGGCGGTCCGGTACGCCTCTTCCAGCTCGGGTTTCGAATGGGCCATGGTCAGGCCGGTCACCCCGAGATCTCGGAGGCCGGCGAGCAGCTCGAGTTTGGTCATTTGGCAGCTCCGTTCAGTTGGGCGCGGGGGACGCGCTGGCCGGGCTCCTGGACTGAAACGGCGATCAGATCATCGCCGCCGGGGATCGCGGTGAGACCTTCGAGGGCTCGGACCTCGTTGACGGTGAGGAACCCGACCCCGCCGAGACCGATGTCGTGCGCCTGATAGCGGGAGAGGATGTCCGCTCTCAGGATCTCCTCAGTGTTGAAACGTGCCTTGTGCCCCGACGGGAGCAGCCTCGAGAACGACTGTTCGATCCGCTCCAGGTAGGTGGGTCTGAGAGTGGCGGTGAGGAACAGGCGGAACAGCGACTCGGTCGTCGAATAGGTGAGGCTCGACCCGGAGTCGACGAGGAGGAAGAAGCCGTGGAGGCCGAACAGCCGGCCGATCTGCTGGACCGTGAAATTGCGGCCTTCGATCCACTGGGCGTCGACCGGTTTGAACGTGATCTGCTCGAGTGTCGATCCGCCGCCGAGCACCGCGGGCCGCTTCCGACGGCCGTCCGTATCCCGGGTGGTCATCCACGTTTTCAGGATCTCCTCGGCTTCGGTCCTGGTCTTCTCCTCCGGTGTCTTGATGACCAGCGACGGAGTGAAATTGTCCTCGGCGAGCGTTTTGGCGACCTGCTCCTCGGCCTTGGCCGCCTGGATGGTGGTGGCTTTCGCCGCGGCGATCGGACCCTTCCCGAGCAGCTCGCCCGGGCCCCGGTTGATCGCAATGTGGACCAGGTCCTTGCCTTCGGTCATCGTCCGGTCCCGCCACGAGTACTCCCGGTAGAGCCGCGCCCGATCCCAGGTGACCACCACTTCTGTCGGGTCGAGCACGTAGATCGATTTGGGGTTGCCCAGCTTGTCGAAGGATCTCACCCACAGGTGGGCGTTGCCGTTGCCATGGTCGAGGAGGGACAGCATGATCTCGGTGAGCGTGTCGTGGTAGGTCTGCGTCGGGTTGGGCTCGACCAGCACCGGCGGAGTGTCCTCGGTGACCACTTTGCCGACGACCTGCTCCATGGGCAGCGAGGCGACCGTGTCAGCCAACAGCTGGCGGGATCGGAACACCGCGGGCACCGAGGTCTCGGTCAGTCCGAGGAGGTCGGCCTCCATCTCAGCGAACGCCATGTCGATGTCGGTGATCTGCTCGAGGGCGCGGGTGTTGAGATTGTCGGCGGGGGAGTCTGACCAGCGGACGTCGAGTCCGAAGAGGTTCACGAGCGCGCAGAGTAGCGCGACCGACCGTCAGGAGATGTTATCCAACGTCGAGGATCGTCTGACCCGGGTGACCCGGGTCAGAGTACGAACGATTCGACGACGGGGGTGACGGCCATCTCGAGGGCGGTGCCGTGGGCCATGATCCCGGCGATGAGGGGGCTGGCGTCGATGATCATCTTCTGCCGGGAGACGACCCACAGCTCCCCGAGTGGTTTCTTCTGTGCGGCGGTGATCGCTTCGGCGAGCGGCGGGCTCGGCTCGAGGTAGATGGTCTGCTCTCTGAGCGCGTCGTAGAAGCGTTGGGTGTCGGCGCCGACTTCGGTCGGCTGGCGGGCGACGAGCGGCACCCGTTTGGCTTCGCACAGCGCGGTCAGTTCAGCCTGGATGGCTTTGGCCGGCCCGCCGAAGTCGGCGGCGACCGCGTCGACGGTGCGCCGGTCGAGGATCTTCTCGAGGTGGCCGGGCACCCACCTTGGTGTGCCGGCACGCCATTCGATCGTCCGGACGGCGGCGCCACCGTCGACGAGATGGCCTGAGCTGATCGTGGCGCCGGCGGGGTCGTCGTCGACGTCGACGGCGAGGACCATCCGTTCGGGTGGTTGGATGACCCGCCAGGCGCGGCCCACCCATTCGGAGGGGAACAGGGTGACCAGGGCGGCGGTGGTCCGGTTCCCGAACGCTCTCACCACACCGGACCGGCCCTGGTCTGGGTCGGCGAGCATGATGTCGATCTGGGCTCTGATGTCCCGGTGGGCGACTCCCCGGCCGAGCGCGGGCATCCACCGGTGCCACAGGTCCTCGTCCCACACGTCCTCGTCGGTCGCCGCCGCATACTCGAGGTAGGCCATATCCGATCCGGGATCGGCGGTCGACTCGCGGCCGGCCCTGACGATCCCGTTCCACACGGTCGACTCGAGAGTGCCCATCGTGGAGATGATCAGCATTTGAGAGTGGGGTCGGGCGATCAGCGCGGGACCGACTCCGCCGAGAGTGACCGATGACAGTTTCCACCCTTCGTCGACGAGCATGAAGTCGATCGAGTCGCCGTGGCCGCCGCCGTCGGTCGGGCTGATCGGTCTGAAGGTGGTCCCGTTGTTGAAGGTGACGGATTCGGCGCCGACCCCGGCGAGCGTTTTTGCTTCGAGGGGGCCGAGCACCCGGCCGAGTTTGACGACGTGGCCGGCGGCGTACTGGCGGGATTGGGCGGTGCCGAAGATTTCCAGGTTGGGCGCGGAGTCGGCTTTCGCTTTGACGGCTGCCCGGGAGAGGACGGTCTTGCCTTGCTGGCGGGGGACCGAGGCGACGACGGTCTTCCACCGGGGCAGTCCGTCACCGCGGAGCTCGGTGAGCAGCCGGCCGCCGCGCAGCTGCCATGGCATGAGCCCGAAGCCCTCGCGGGTGACGTGGGGGGCGGCCCGGCGGAGGTCGGCGAGCCAGTGGTCGGCGCCGCTGGTGGGGCGGGTCTCCCACCGGGGGGTGGTCGCCTTGGTCCAGCCGCAGTCGGGGCACGACCACCGGGCCATCAGGGGCGATCAATCAAAAGGTTGAG